CAGTTTTTCTCCAGGATCCTAAAAAATTACCCGGGCAAATTTTTACCATAAGTATATTTGTAGTATTGTTGCCCTCCACCATTATGTATATCGTATTTAAAACCTTCGTCAAATGAATCAATTATCTGCTCTTTCTCCATTTGTTTAGCTTGTTCAATAGTGTTTTCTTTGGCTTCGTCAGTATAAAATATTATTGTTTCTAATTGTTCTACGAGCCATTCTACGGCTGTTTGTTTATTTTCCATTGTCTTGTTGTTTAATTATTTTTTACAAGTTCATTTACTATTTAAGAGTCTATATCGTTTTTAATTCTTTCTACCAGTTCCCCAAATACAACCTTTTCCATTTCATGTTGTTTAATCATTAACATAATCTCTCTAGTTAAAGAACCTGCTGTTCTTGTATTATCAATAACCCAACGTATAATTGCCAATTCTATATCACCATGTAATTCATCTTCAGTCATTGTCTTGTTGTTTAACTTCGTACAATCTTTTTTTCTTATTATAAACTACATTTTCTTTAGGTATGACTTTAACCTCTTTTAGTAATACCTTACAAGGCTCATCTAAATACCAAATGTGATCCTCATCATTAATTCCTAGTATTCCTGCTTCACAATACTTAGGATTAATATCAGATGGTTGAAAATATATTACATCAGTCATTTGTCTTGTTGTTTAGTAAACTCTGTGAAGTAGTTATTATTACTCTCGTACTTACCTTCTCCCTCTACAGAATAGATGTTATGATCTATAATGTATCCAGGGTTCTTAGTGATCCTGTTAGATGTCCAGGCTTTATCCTTCCAAACTATACGGTTGTTAGGATATGCAAAGAAGTTACCATCATCCATCTTAAACAGATGGGCACACTTATGCTCAAATGTTTCCGAGAAGGATACGTCCAGCATACCTGCCTTATTCTCAAAACCCCAGTCAATTGTGAACATATAGATCCCTTCTCTATTGGCACCAGATGGTGTGATCAGTTCTGCTCGTAGTCCACTCAAACGATTCCTTATCTGTACATCACAGTAGTTAGAAAAGCAATCCCAGTATATGTGATCGGTTAACGGGTGAACAGGAGCATCCTTCTTCCAGCAGAAAGCATGTAGAGGTCTTCTTGTCCAGTTTACGCCATTCTCAAGGAATGCTTCAAATACCGGAGTCATACCTTCCATTGATGCTACAGTATGTACATCGCAGTTAGTATACTCGTATTCTCCCTCAGTATGATTGAAAAGAAACTGATTGCGGATCATGCACCTGATAGTAGGTATGTTATGATTAAGATATGCCATTATTTTAAATTATTTGTTTTCTACTTATGTTAGCTTTTCTTTTTGCTCTATTAATAAACCAATATAGATGAACTAGACATACCATTATATTTACAATGATGGTGGGTTCGTTTTCAATAATAAACCCATACACTATCCAAACACTACAAGCTGTTAGATTTACTAGTCTAATTGATTTTTGTTTCTTAAATGCAAAGGATAATACACTTAAACCCATTGCAAGGTATCCTACTACTTCCATATTACTTTAAAAGATTTTTACGTTTGTCTGTTTGAATCAACTCAGAGTAAAAGAAGATCGTTATAGGAATGATTAGCGATATGACATTCATAGCTACAAACTTTTGATTGAACCCAAAGTCAAACCAATAGTACAATAAGTTTATTGTCCATGATACAACAGCAAAGAATATGGCAGTATTTCTTCTACCAATGATTGTAAAGATCAATATGCTACATTCAAGTGATATGGCAAATATCCAAGATATTATATAGTCTAGTGTTGTCTTCATGCTTATCGAGTAGAATACTTCCGATGCATGGGTGATCTGTGTTAGTAATGCAAAAGCAATGGTTACGAATATAAATTTTTTCATTATTAATTTTTATTATTTAGTTAAACTGTATTGCTAGTTGTTCTCCGATCTTAGATGGTTTACCTTTCATTTTTGCTCTATAAGAAACATGCCATTCATCAGTATTACCCTTATTATCTGTATTTTCTAAAAATTCATTTAATGCCTTTAATGCATCTTGATAAACCTCTGATGCCTCACCAATATTATCATAATGGCCGAACCATTTAGTTTTTCCTTTTACTACCATTTTTGCACGATATTTTTTATGCTTTTTATGGTATGTAACACCAACAGGAAGGCCAGATTTAATTGTCCTTTCTTTTGATAAATTTTCTCTTTGGGTAACAAGTCTTAAATTATCAATATGATTGTTTCGTGGATTAGAATCAATATGATCAACGACAATGCCATTTGTACGATAATTACCAACTATATGATTTAAGAATATAGATGCAACTATATTATGAACTTCCATATATCCATGAGTAGAAATTAAATTATCCGATTTGTACCGAAAACTAACTTTAAAATATATTTTTTTTAATTCTGTAGAAAAATAAACTTCTTTGGTTGGCTTGTAAATTTTCATCCAATGCTTAGGAACTCTTCTAACCCTGCCACATCTAGTGGCTTCTATATTAGTTTCCAGCCCATTATAAAAAAATGTATGCCATTCTACATTATCCATTAGTTCCGTTTTTTTCTTTTCCATGCTTTTTTAACTTCCCCACCTAAGGTAAAAGTGATTTCTTCATAGATATCATTCCAAAGCTTATCATATTTTTGTTGTTCTGATTCAATATCTTCATTATTTGATTTACACAAATATTCATACAAATATTTAACTCTCTCAAACAAGGCACGTTTTGAATTAAAATCATCAAATGTAAGACGATTTGGGATAATTTCTATAGTTAAATTTATAGCATTAACTTTAATTTTTTCTCCTATAATACAATATCCTTTTTTCCATATATAGGGAATATTGTCATCTTGTAATTTATAGGAAAAACTTTTATTAATGCACCAAGCACGATTACGATTATTTTTATTACCCCAATTTGGCTTATATGTTCCCACATACTCACAATAGTCCTTTAGTTTTTCTCTTGGATGAATGTATACATTTTGATTACTTTCCATTGTATTGATCTTTTCTGATTGCTTCACTTATTTGTAACAGGTTTAACTTTTTGTATTCTATCTTCTTTTATGATAAAAGTAACAGTATCACCCACGTTAAATCCATTACTTTCCGATTCAATAGGTCTTGTCCTAGTCATTTTATAAACAGTATCATCTTCAAAAGTAATTATATAGTCCCAAAAACTCATACCACTTCTTTCATCTCGTCTACCGCCCAATATTTCTGAATGGCCCCAATTACGTCTATTTATTTCAGCAATTGAATCATCATTTTCAATTTTCTTTATTATCTTCTTTTCCATAAGTTCGTTTGTAGTATTCGTCTGCTCTATCATAATCATAATGACAAACATCAAAACCATATCTGTCGGCAAAATCTATCATCTGCTCTTTCTCTTCCTCTAGTAGCTCTATAGCTTTCTCCTGGCATAGGACTGCATGCATCTTACTTTCGTAATTATTGCCAAGATCATTGATGAACTCAAGCATTTGCATCATTGCTGTTTTATTTTTCATTATCTTTTTGTTTATCTTCTACCCAAATATGCATATCATCCTCTATAGGATTTCCACCATAGAATGGATTTATTTCAGTTTTCCACTTCTTACCACATCTTGTGCAGTGAGCTTTGTTAGGCATCCAAGCAAAGTTGTATTGGTACTTATGACCAAGGATCTTACAGATTAGCTTCTTCATCTTCTATCTTATAAACGTAATATCTTAATTCACTACCTTCCTTGGATTGTATAGTTTTCACTTCAGGTTCCATTCCCATAGACTCAAACATTTCTTGTGCTTTTTTTTGATCTAAGCTAAACATGTAGTTTATTGTATCCTGTAGGAATATCTGTTTCATTTGTTATATTTTAATAATACGTTCACCCAATTAAAAACCCCATCCCTATGTCTTATCTGATCATGTATGGGTTCTAATAGTTGTAAAACATTATTATTGTATTTTATAACTTCTATAGAAGCTTTATAGATAAAATCATATGATGTTAGCTTACTTTCTTGTATTTTCAAATAAACCTTATTCTTTACGTTTTTCATATCGATTCTATCTTGTTAGTTGTTTCTATCCAGACTCTTGCACCACAACTCAAAGGATCGTCTGCTCTATATACCACCCTGGCTGCTTCCAAGCCATCCTGACCGTAGATAATTACCTCATTGGCATAATTGTTCGTCTTGTAATTTTTACACGTTAAAACGGCATCTTTAGTGCCACTCTTAGCATTTGCTTTAATCTTGTGTTGATTTACATGTATGATTGTCTTCATACTTTTCATAACTTTTATTTTTACATCGGCAAATATAATACTATTTTAATATATTTATACAAAACACTAAAATATTTTTCATGAAGTTAACAGACATACTTTCTGACATAATACTTAACGAGAGTATAAAAGACGGTATAGTTACATGCGATAAGTGTGGCTGGCAGTGGAATATAGCAGATGGTGGTACTGATACCTATACTTGTCATAAGTGTGGACATGATAATACTCCAGTTAATGAAGACCTTCGTAAATGGTTTAAAGAAAAGTGGGTAAACATTGGAAAAAAAGTTAATGGCAAGCATCCCCCTTGTGGAACTTCAGGTGAAAAGAAAGGATACGCTAAGTGTGTTCCTGCTGCCAAAGCTGCTACCATGAGCAAGAAAGAAAAGGAGAGTGCCACTGAAAGAAAGAGAAAAGCACAAAACGCTGCTGACAGAGGAGGCAAAGATAGTGCTGGGCAAGGCAAGGCACCCATAAATGTTTCTACAAAACCAAAGAATGAAAGCTGGAGTCAGAAATACAAAAATAGTATAGACTGCAGTCATCCAAAAGGATTTTCTCAAAAAGCACATTGTGCAGGAAAAAAAAAGAATGAAGAAATGAATCTAGAAGAAAAACTAAATCTATTTTTAGAAAGAAACTGTCCAAATGATCCCGGTAAGTGGTCAGCATCAAAAGCATTAGCTAAATCTAAGTTTGACGTATATCCAAGTGCTTATGCGAATGGTTGGGCCGCAAAGAACTACAAATCCAAAGGTGGAACCTGGAAGAAATGTAATGAAGGCGAAATGAACGCATTATGCGAAGATTGCTGGGATGGCTACAAACAAGTTGGAGGTAAAATTAAAAATGGAAAACAAGTTCCTAATTGCGTTCCAATTAATGAGAATGATATAACTCCGGAGGACGAAAGAGATATGATCGAAGGAATCGCTGAGATCGTCAGAGGAGTTAAGGATATCACTAACAGAAAGGAATTAGCCAAGAAGCAGATCAAACAGCTAAAGGCTGAAGGTATAAAGCTTGATGTAAAAGAATTTATTTCACTATGTGGCTTTAAGTCTGGTTTAAAGGAAGGGGCTGACATGTCTGATCGTGAATCCTACATAGAATCTGAATCAGAGGAAATAGAACGTACTTCAGATGATTTAGACATACCTTATGATGATATCCGTGATTCTTTATTGAATGGTAAAGAAATTACATTAGATGACAAAATGTGGTCTCGTTTAGAGAATACTGACTCATATTATATTAAAGACAAAGAAGAAGCTATAAAACTAGCCAATAACTACGGTAAGGACTGGAAAAGCATTGAAGATGCAGAAGAAACTCCTCCTGCCTTAATACTTCAGTATGAGCCAAATAAGTACTACTTAGTAGGTGGCAACACCCGTTTAATGTTTGCTAAGGCTAACAAAACTAATCCTAAAGTTATTCTAGGTATTGTTGATCAAGAAATCGATGAGTATGACGTTGAGACGATACAGGAATTCCAAGACTTCAAGCAGTTTATTCGTGAATATGCTACACTAATAACTGAATCTAATTGTAATTGTATTACTGAGGCTGAATATCATGGTCGTAAGGTACAGTTGGGGAAACCTTTCCTAACACCAGATGGTCCAAAGAAAAGGTCGGTCTATGTCAAAAATCCAGCAGGAAGGGTAGTTAAAGTAAACTTTGGAGATCCTAATATGAAGATTAAGAAAAATATACCTTCCCATAGAAAGTCTTTTAGGGCCAGACATCATTGTGATAGTCCAGGTCCTCGTACATCTGCTCGTTTTTGGTCGTGCAGGGCTTGGTGATATTATGAAACTAACAGATATACTTGAAGAAATTATTTTAGAGCTACGAACCAGGGACAAGGAAATACTAGGCCAAGGAATGGAACATGTTGTTTATCCATCTAACGATCCAACTAAGGTTATCAAGGTGGGTGAGGCTAAGTATGTAGCTAAATGGGTTCCAATGTTTAAGAAACATCCAGATCTATTTCCAATCGTTTACAGAGAGGGATTAACCAAAGAAAATCCAAAAGATGCTTATGTTATACTTGAAAAGCTTGATACAAGAAACTTCTTAGAGGATTATCTAAAACTTGGATTAGCTCTAACTAAGGCAGGATTTAATGGTGGGGTGTATGGGGCAATAAAAGTATCAAGATACAATGAAGTTAGGTATGACGAGATAATAGATAAAATTAATGAAGTCAATCCTGATATATCAGATTTGTTTATTAAACTAGTTGATAACGTTACTGCAGTTGATAAATTACTTCCTTGGCATACTAAAATTGACTTTCATCCAAAACAGTTTGGGTATGGCCAAAATAAAGTAGTTAAGTGTCTAGATGTATAAAAGCTCGTTCTTCTTCTCTAATTGACTTTATAAATTCATTCTCCTGATAAATGTAGTAGGTATTGATGTACCACTTTATTATATCACCTGATTTCTTATCAACATAGTTTTCTTCAATAGACTGATCTATATTAGCAACAAGCCTCTCCAGGATAGTCTTCATTTATATATCTTTTAATTGACTCAATTACGTGATCTGGATTCATTGGATAAACAATCTTCACGTCAAAATATCTAAATTTATTCATTTCGTTATTTTTCATATCATCAAAATGAACAAGTAGATAATGGTATCTGCTATTTGCTCGTAACATCACCAAATTTCTAGTTTCTCCTAGTTCCATGTAAGAAACCTTAACTTCATCAAGATATCTCTTTATCTTATTGATGAATCTATTATTTACTTTAGTTAATTTCATGATCGTTGCTTTTTTTCTTCTATCCTTTGTTTCCGATAAACTTCTCTAAGTTGTTCAATAAGATCATAAGTTTGTTGATCATATTCTTTTTGAGCTTGCTCATCCATTTGAGACTGGTGATAATCTTGGTCAGCTTGTTCTTGAATAGTAGCTTGCATTTGGGCTCTAGCTTCTGCTTCTTCTTGCGTTTGTTCTGCGTAATTGGCTGCTTCTTCTTCAGGAGAAATTTCTGCCTCGTAACCTTGTTCATCTGACATAGTATTTTAATGTTTTATGTTTATTTTACAAACATATTTATATTTATTATTAAAAGCAAATATTTTTTTATGAAATTATTTTCAATCTTAGAGTCTAACGTATACGAAGCCTTAGAGTTAACTATAGCCAAAGATTATGCTGAACATATCAGAAGACCTGAAACCGAAAAGGTTATCAATGATCTAATGGCTAAGCTAAAGCAACAAAGCACATATACCGGTAAAGAGTCTAAGCGTGGAGAAAGAATATATTTTAACTACGAGAAAGAGGGTACTGCAAAGCCAGAAGATTTTAAATCTGAAACCTTTGATGGTTTAGAGCTAACTCTTTACAACAATCAAGATCTAATCAAGGAATTATTTGGTAAAACATTTCAAATAAACAATGGAAAAGATTACCTAGATGGTTTAGCAACTGATTCAAGAGGACAGAAAGTCGGTATTGGTAAGATGCTTAACATGGTATCAGATAAACTTAAAAAAAGGGGTGGTGAGGAATCATTGAGGATTGCTCAAAGGTTTGATTATGCAAAGAGAGCATTTCAAGAAGATGAAGCAAGAAAGACTGCAATAAGTGGAAAAAACAAGAAAAGATATATTGTTATCTCCAAGGCAAATTATGATATTGCTGGTATGACTTCAGGTCGTAGCTGGACTAGTTGCATGTCATTGACATCAGGAAATGGTCAGAAATTTGTCCATTGTGATATTAAGGAGGGTACACTTATCGCATATCTAATAAATGAAGATGATACTAATATCCAACGTCCAATAGCTAGGGTTTTAATAAAACCATTCATTAGCACAACAAACTACAAGGACTACATTTATGTCGTTGAAGAAAGAGAATACGGTACTGCCCCAGGATTTGTTGAAACTGTACAAGATATGTTCAGAGATGCCCAACCAGATAAAGAAGGTAGATATAAGCGTAACAGAAAGCTGTATAATGATGGTGGAGATGATGAGATAAGGGTGAGAAGAAAAGTAGAACTTATAAGTCAAGAAACATTTGATAAATTAGAATACGAAAAAGATGAAGGTGGAAAAATGACTCGCATATGGTTCTATTCACTAGATGACCAAAATATAAATCCAAGAGATGTTAAGATAGTAAAAAACATAATCACAAATTCGGAAATACAAGTTATTAATTTAAGTAATCTTTCAGAAATTTCCAACATAGAAACCTCCGATAAATTTACTGCAAGAGAACTAGATAATCTTACCAAGATTTCTAATCTTAAATGTAAAGAAATTTCAGTAACCAAATGTGGTAAATTGGAATTAATAGAGAATGTAACTACCGAAGAGTTGGATATACATGGAGTTAATGATGGACCTAAGATAAGTATTAAGAAAATAACAGGTAATGTTGAAAATATCTACATATACAAAATTGACCAAGAAAGTCTAGATAATTTAGATATAAGCGAATTAGATCCAAACAGATTGAGTCTTAATTTTACAGGAGAATCTCTTAATGAATTTGCAAGTAAGCTTGGTGAAGTTCGAGTTTTATCATTAAGAGGAGGTGAAAATCTTAAAGAACTTCCTAAAAAAATTGGAACCTATGATAACGTTTTAGTTATAGCACCAGAAGAAATTAAAAGTACTTTAAAGATACCAGAGGGGGCTAATTATAGAATAATTTAATCCTATCTACCATATATATCTTTATATAACACTACAAGTATCTCATAAGTTTTAACTACAAATCCTTTTTAAGGTATCATATCTTGATTCTAAGACACTATAGTATTACTTGTAGTATATCTGTATATTTTTACTAAAAATAATGTCTTAAATCAAATATCTCAAATATTACTATAACACTACAGTATAACCACTATGATACTATAGTAAATCAGTAGTATTACTACCTAAAAACAATAATTTTTATTATTACTGAAAACTAAAATAATTAGAAATATAAAAATAGTATTACTTCCCGAATTACTACCCGAAATACTACAAGTATAATAGCTATTATCCTACTAGAAATACTGTAGAAATACTGAGTTAATACTACCTATCTACCGTATATTTACTTACATCTCTTGACATGTGACTATAGTATTTTATAGCTGAATATATTATAAACTACAATAAATTATTATTATACTACCAGTTTACTATAGTAATACTACAGAGTAATTTAATTACACTTAAAGTATTACTTATAGTATTACGGGAAGTAATACGGGAAGTATATCTTTTGTTATATTTCTTATTTAAGTAGTACTTACTATAGTATTATAAAAAAAGCAATATAAGGCACATTTACAATAGATATCCAGTAGATATACAAGACATATACCTCATATACATGGGCGAGTGCGTACGCACGATAATAAAAAAACTTTAATAAACAAGTAAAACATAAAAAATATTTTATAGTAATTAAAAAGTAAATTTACTAGATTTGTATCAGGATATATATTTATTAGCAAATGCTATCAAGAAATACTATGAGACTTTATAAAATATTGGATTCAATCATAAAAGAAGGTGAAGAAAGTTATTGGGAGAAGTACGATGAAAATCCTGCTGACAACTATGATGATTCTGAAGGAAATGACACCAGAGATGAAATTGAATCTATGTTTATTGCTCAAGCAGGTAAAGGATTAGGCCCAGAGGGAACTGAATTAGTTAAAAGTTTAGTAGATGAGGATGGATTAGATCCAAGACAAGCTAATGCAGCAGTGCTTAATTTTGTACCTTTGTTTATAGAAAAACTACAGTTTGAAGATGGTAAAGTATCACTTCCTTTGGATGCTTCTGAACAAATCATAAAAGAGAAAAATATACAAGTTAATAGAAATATAACTGCAATAATGGATGCAATAGATAATGCCATTAGGTTTGTTTTGTAGAAAAAAATGAAAAATTTAAATAGGTTCACTTTAGATCAATACCCAATCAACCCTATGTCTTTAGGGGAAATCTGTCACATCATTTCTAGGATGACAACCCAGCGAACAGCTAAGGGTAAGAAGGACTATTTGTACCAAAATAAACATAAAAATAAATTTAATAATTTACTTGACTTTTAAATTATTTATGGTTATCTTTAGCAAAAATACTAAATAGATTCAGCAAAGAATTAATTAAATTGAAATAAAAATGAAGAAAGCTAAGATTTTTTTATTACTAAATTTAGTTTTATATCCAATCTTTTGTTTTGTTACAGCAGAAATAAATCCATTTGAATGGAATTCATGGCTTAGAGCATTTTATATATTTTTCTTTATTCTTAACTGGTATCAACTAAATAAAATAACTCAATAAAATTATGATTTCAACAATTATCGTACTCTCTTTAGTTTGTTTGGGAATAATCCTAGCAAATCGTTACTTCAAGAAAAAGGATCAACCATTGGTCATGCCAATTATTCCGGATCACATGGATGAAACAGTCGACAACTCAGCGATATCATCTTCTCTTTCAAGTGAAAATACTGGATCAGTTTCAAGTGAAAGTATTTCACAAGAACCAGTAAAAAAAAAGAAAAAATATTATTATAACAAAAAAAAGTAAGATGGATCACAAACTAAAATTACAGAATTTATCAAGTAGCATAGACTCTGAAACAACTGCATTAAAGCGATCATTTAACCTTGGTGCAGGTGATTACTTCATTGAAGCATTTCAAGCATTAGAACGTAGGCTTACGTCTTTAGAGCAAGTATCCAATGAGTATAATGATCGTCAACTATTTGATAAAGTTATTGGTCTTCGTCAATCTTTGACATCAGTGGGGCAACGATTTGAACTACAAGATGAAACTGGAATTCAAAATGCTATTGCTGAATTAGAAACTCGTTCTTTGGATCTTAAGAATTTTATATCTATTCAGGAAGATAATTTTGAACAGCAGTTCTCAGAGATTAATAAATACTAAAAAATAAAATATAGGTTATGGAATTATCAGCAGAAAACATTGGGTCAAACTGGAACTACTTCATTTCTCTCATTGAGCTTACTATTAGTGGTGAAAGGAAAAACAAATTGATAGAGTTCTATCAAGAAAGGGCTAATAGGATTGCATTAGCATCTTATTCTTCCCGTACTTCGGACGTAAATTGCTTTGCTGGTGGTTACATAGAGCATGTTTTAAGAGTATTTGAGTGCGTTGAAGTATTACATACAGCTTGGACATCAGTGGCAAAATCAGCCACTTATACCAAAGAAGAGCTGTTTTTTGTTGCACTTAACCATGAATTAGGTTTAATTGGTACTTCAAATGAGGAATATTTTATTCCAAACAAAAGTGATTGGCATGTTAAGAATAGGGGAGAAGTTTATAGTTTTAACTCAGAGATACCTTATTCATTGATACCTGATAGAACTTTGTTTTTATTACAGGAAAATGGAATTAATATTTCTTTCAATGAAATGCTAGGAATTAAATTGCATGATGGATTATACGAAAAAGCTAATGAAAAATATCTTACAGGATATCTTGCAGAAACTAGGCCAAGAACTTCATTAGTTCATATAATTCATCATGCATCGGTTATGGCTAAACAAATTGAGTTTGAAAGAGATAGCACTCAATTCTTTAAAAACGTTGAGATAGTTGAGGCTAAACAGGAGAAAATTAAAGAAGTAGAGATTAATAAAATAACTCCACAAATTACAAACAATGTACAAGTTCCTGTTTCAGAAAGTATAGCAAATTTATTAAATAACTTTTTTTAATTAATATAATTATGATTATTGTTTTGTACACAAGCATTTTTATTAATATTGTATTAGGATACATAATATTTAATCTTTTTTCTAAACAAGAAAGATTAGAGTTTATTATTGATAATAATGACAAATACAATAATATAGTTTCAGATTTAGTTAAAAAAGCAGACGAGAAGTTGGAAGAGGTGAAAAAAGATGGAATGATTGGTTATGATGAAAACGTTGAATGGTTTTATCAGTATGTGAAGGAATTACAGAAGACCTTCGATCACGTAACCAGAAATCCAAATTATGATTGATGAAAAATTATTAGAAAAAAAAGAAAAAAGAAAAAAGTCAGAGCCCTATTTTACTCAAGAAACTGAAGATGCCATTGTCCTTTATCTAAAGACAGAATCTTTATACGAACGAGAAAGAATATACAACAACTATATTCATCGTCCATTTTACAAGTTAGTAGAAAACATTATCCATTCATTTAAGCTATCCTCCTATTCAAGTGTAGACAAGCTGTCTGACCTTAAGTATGAGGTTATTTCTTTTTTACTCCAAAAGTTACCAAAGTATAATCAGGAGAATGGAAAGGCTTATAGCTATTTTGGAACTATTGCAAAGAGATACCTTATTATAGAAAATAAGAAAAATTACTCTAGCATTAAAAAAAATACCAATCTTTCTGAAGTTGATAATGACAAGATAATTCTAGAAGATTTACTTAATAGACCTGACATATCTGACTACATAGATGGTACATCTTTTATTGATATGTTTATAACTTATGTAGAAGATAACTATACTTACTACTTTAAGAAAACCAATGATATTAAAGTTTGTTTTGCTGTCTTAGAACTATTCCGAAAAAGAGAAAATATAGAAATTTTTAATAAGAAAGCTATTTATCTATATATCAAGGAAATCACTGATTGTAATACTACTCAGGTAACAAGAGCTATTAAAAAACTAAAGTTGCTTTATGTAGTAATTTATAATCAATATCTCCAAGATGGATTTTTAGATAAAAATAAAATATATGAGCTCTGAAAAGATAGTATACGGAAATACGACTTATGAGGACTTATTAAAAGAAATTCATAAAAAGTCAAAAGATAAAGATAAACAGATTAGTTCTCTAATAGATCAACTTAAACCACTGATCGGAGATACGGTAAATTCTGCTATAATGGTAGTTCCTTTAATTGCAAATTACTTAAACAGTTCATTAAAGAACGATGATAACCTAATCAAGTTAGCTACCTTAGTTCAAAGATCTATGGCACCAGATTCTTCAAATTCAGATGATTTTTCTATGACCGATGAAGAAAGAGATCTTATTCTAAAGCAAGTTAATTCAATTAATAAAGAGGTTTCAAAACCAGTAGATAAGCACCAATTGCCTAATGAATGAGCCTACTTTAGCATCTAACATAAGTCAAATATCTACCCAACACCCTACCAGCTATAATAAACCACAAATTGGAAAAGTTATAGCTGTTATTCTTGGTGATGGGGATGTTCTAGGTGTAGATAATAAAGAGACTGCAAAACATATTTACAAGGTAAATGGAGCTCAAGCAGGTATAGGAAACATATATTATTTACCTGCTAACTCATCAACTCAAGTATCTTCTTTAAGTTTTAATGATTTTACTCAAATTGCTAAACCTGCCAAGCCATATTCTTCTAATTTTAGACATTATCCACAACCTGGAGAATTAGTTCAAATTGAAAATGTTGGATCTAATAATGGATTTTCGGATGCACTTGTTTACTATAAGGGCCCAATAAATACATGGAATGATACGCAGCATAACTCCACAACAGGCATAGCAGATATTAAGAATTATGTTAGACCTTTAAGATTAAAAAAAGGAGATATTTCTTTGGAGGGTAGGTTTGGAAACTCAATTAGATTTTCTGATTTAGGAACTATCATTAATAATGGTCAATATGATACTAAAAACCTAGATCATGTAAGTGAATCAGTTTCACCTGGAAGTTCTAACATTTGGATGACTTCTAATCATGAATTTAACTTTCCAACAACTGGATCCAACTACCTTACAAAATATCATACAAAACCAGATGCAATAGGAAAATACAAAGGACATCAGATTGTAATGGAATCAGATAGAATAAATATATTATCTCATACAGATGATATTGTCATGTATTCTAGACGTAGTACAGAGATATATGGAGAAAAAATACTAACACTTAACTCAGGTGTGTATACACATATAAACTCAGATAATGTTTTTATTGGAAAAAATCAAGATAATCAGGCACCAAGTCAAGCCGCAGTTAGAGGTAATGATCTAGTTTATGTATTATGTAAATTATGTGAAAAAATAGGTGATTTTACAGATTCTTTATCAAAATCATTTAATGGCCCAGAAGGAACTGAAATAGTAAATATTACTGTGGCTGCTTCTTTATTGCAGCAAGATATTAAAGAAATTTTAGATAAAGATATAGCATCAATTTTGTCAGAACAAGTATTTATTGAGTAAAATGGGAACAGAAACAGATAGTCTGAATAACGTTCAGCCAAATATGAATTCGGTTCCTGAACCGGACTTACAGAAGGTAGCTAGTGTAGCTACGGGTGATATTGCTAAAGCAACTGCTTATGTAGCTGTAGCAACATCTGTTCTTATTGCAGGTAAAACGTTCTTTGAAAATGATCCATTATTCAGTAAAAAGAAAAAGGAAAAGGGCAAAACAAAAAAGAAAATTGCTGATTTAAAAAAGAAATATGCTGAATTAAAAGAAATGAATTTTTCTGATAAGCTTAAAGCCGCAGGAAAGTTTTTTAAAGCAAATAAAGGCATGATAATAGGCATCATGAGTGCTTTATTATATCCAAAAATATCTGAACTTGTTACTAACTTTGGTGGTGCATTTAGAACTTATGAGGACTTAATTAAAGCCATAGATGATGCTAAGTCCAAAGATGATATTATTCCATTAAGAGCTAGGATATTTGCTTCAAGAAATAGATTGACTAAAATGGAATCAGATCTAGAACTTATTATAAAGTTAATGGATACTATAGCATCTTATGTTGAAGTTATAACATTAATATTATTAGGATTAGAAGTTTTGTATACAGCCCTTAGTGCATTAGTAACAGCTGCTACACCTAGTCCAATTATACCCGGTGCTATAACAACGGCAGTAAATACAAGAATAACTATTAAAGATGTTATTGATAAAATATTAGAGATTAGTTCTAAATTATTACTAATGATTGGTATTATTTTACCAATACTTGAAGCAATATTAGCAAAAATAAAGGCTTTAAAAGCTAGATTAAACTCTATTGATGATGTAATAGAAAATCCTGAAAATATTTCAAGAGCTATTGAAGCAAATCAAATGAATGGAATTCCTTTGGGATATCTTCAAGGGGCTGATTATAAAGGTTATAGATTCTTTATTAAAGAGGATTTAGATCCTAAATTTGAGATAAGTGGACATAAAAGACATTTTGCCTTGGCATTAGATACTGATAATGTTGAAGCTTATACAAGTAAGTTGTCTTATACATCTGACCCAAATGTTTTGATAGAAGAATTAAAACTTAAAATAGACGGTAACAATTTTAAAATATAAATATTTATAATTATGGATGCAAAAGCTTTAAAAAGAATAATCAAAGAGGCAGTTAAAGAAGGATTTAGAGAAGTACTTCTTGAGAATCAACGTATTAATGAGTCTATACAAACACTTAATTTTACTTCAGCAGATGTAAATAGGAATCCAAATATATCTCAAAAAGATATGAGAGCACAAATGGCAAGTAAAATGGGCCTTATTGATAGCACACCAGTACAAAAATTTGTACCTCAACCAGGGAAAAATCCAGCATTATCTATCTTAGATGAATTTGCAAAAACTGTAAATCCTGCCGATTTAGCAAACTTTAGAAATCAATAATGGCATATATAATTGGTAGAAATATTAACATAGATGATCTCAATCCTAACAAAATTGTTGGGATGAGTTTGTTATTTAATGCAGGAAATGTATTTAATCCTGTGTATTCTACCAAAGAACAAATAAAAGCTAATATTATAAACTATACCTTAACAGGTCAAGGAGAAAGAATGTTAAATCCTGGCTATGGTCTTGGATTAAGAAATCTAATATTTGAATCAAATAATACAATTTCTGATAGGGAGGGTGAAATTAAGTCTAAAATACAAGCAAACTTTCCTCAAATAAATATTTTAGAATTTAGTTTGATGATGGATGATAACTACGAAAATACCTTGTTATTTAATATGACATATCAGGTATCCAATACAGTAGATACAATTACTTTAGGTATACAATAAAAATGAAGAACGAAACAAAAAATATTTCATATATAGGGAAGAACTTTACAGATTTTAAGTCTTCATTAACCGAGTACACAAAGACTTACTTTCCAGATACTTATGGTGATTTTACAGCAAATTCTGTTGGAAATATTTTTATTGAACAAGCATCATATATTGGAGACGTTCTTTCATTCTATATTAATAATCAGATTTTAGAAAACTTTGTACAATATGCTAGAACAAGAGAATCTTTATTTGCTTTAGCTTATGAAAAAGGATATCGTCCAAAAGTAACATATGCATCTGTTGCTCAAATTACCGTTTCTCAGTATGTAGGAACATTAAATTCAGCACCAAATTTATTAGAAGCTATTGTTTTACCTAAAAATACTATTCTTAAATCTAATACTCAACAATCATTTATAACAATGGATGAAGTTGATTTTAGTATAAGTAGTGGAACAACTATTGTAAAGAATGGTAGTGGTTATACTTTAACTAAATATGTAAATGCCATATCTGCCCAAATAAAAACTACTTCTTTTAACTTTGGGTCTCCACAAAAATATTCTCAAGTAAAAATTAGTGATGAAAGTATTATTGGAATTTTAGATGTTACTGATTCTTTAGGAAATCTTTGGTATGAAGTTCCGTATTTGGCACAAGATACAATTATACAAGGTTTTCAAAATAATAATTTAAGTAATCCAAAATATAGTGCAACAGACGGTGCTAACTATTTGCTTAAGTACGTTAGAGTTCCTAGAAGATTTACATCTAGGTTTTCTGATTATAATCAACTTTTGTTGGAATTTGGAGCCGGAACAAATTATAAAGAGACAGAAGAATTACTTCCAAATTCAGATTTGGCTTCATTAGGTACTGTTTCAGGAATTTCCAAAATATTTGATTCATATAATAGATTTGATTATTTATCAAGTAAGAGTTATGGTATAGCTCCTGGAAATACAACACTAACTGTAAGGTATCTTGTGGGTGGAGGAATACAATCTAATCTTCCCAGTGATACAATAACAGGATTTAACTTATCTGATGTAAAAAGAAAATATACAACAGAAACTGACCGAACGTCAACAGTAACAATAACAAACGATCAACCAAGTGTTGGAGGTCGTGATGGGGATACTAAAGATGAACTTAGACTTAATATTATTAATTCATTTTCTGAACAAGAAAGAACGGTAACTAAACGTGATTACATTTCTAGATCAATGATGATGCCATCAAACTTTGGTGCTATTGCTAAAGTTTATATAGAAAAAGATGATAAGGATCCGCTTTTATTAAACTTATATACTCTTGCATATGATAGTAGTAAAAAGTTAGCAGTACCTTCTTTAGTTATTAAAGAAAATTTAAAAGAATATTTAAGTTACTACAGGGCTGTAAACGATACTTTAACAATAAATAATGCCTATTATGTAAATGTAGGTATTAATTTTGATATAGTTGTTTACCCAAGTTTTAATGCATCTGAGGTTATCATGAATTCTATTATAGAACTTAAATCATTCTTTTCTATTGATAATTGGCAAATAAATCAACCAATTGTTATGTCTGATATTTATAATACTATAAGTAAAATAAAAGGAGTTCAGGTAGTAACAAATGTAGAAGTTGTAAACATAAGTGGTGGTGATTATTCACCTTATGCCTACGATGTTAAGTCTGCAACTAAAAATAATATCATTTATCCTCCAAAAGACCCTAGTTGTTTTGAGGTTAGATTTTTAGATAATGATATTAAAGGAAGATCAGTTTCCAAATAATATTAGTATTAAATATTTATAATATAATAGACAATTATTAAAATGGCTTCATATAAATTATTTCCTACGGCAGATGCAACAATATATTCGGATACCCCTAATATAAACACTGGGCTTGATGAGATATTAGAAATAAGAAATGTAGCTGGAAGTTATACTTATAATGAAGTTTCAAGAATTTTATTACAATTTCCTCAAGATCAAATTACTGATATTTTTGCAAATAAAATTAAAGGTGTTGATTATAAAGTATATCTTAAATTATATAATACAGAAACAAGAGAACTTCCATTCCAATATACAGTAAATTCTTTTGCAGTATCACAATCTTGGGATATGGGTATTGGAAAATATTTATATTCTCCTTATTTAACTGATAATGTAACTTGGACAAATAAACAAACTGGAGCAGTTTGGAGAAATCCTGCAGATACTCTTCGAACATACACAACCATGAGTTATAAAACAAATATTGGTGGTTGTAGTTGGTACACAACTTTAATAGGTAGCCAATCATTTGCATATAATGATAGTAAAGATATTAAGATGGATGTAAGTGATATTACAGTGTCGCATTATTCAGGATCAGTTCCCAATAACGGAATATTATTAAAATTTACATCTTCTTTAGAGTTTACTACTGGATCTAATACTTCAATTAAGTTTTTTTCAAAAGATACTCATACAGTTTATCCGCCTCATATTGAATTTGTTTGGGATGATTCTTCATATACAACTGGTTCTCTTTCTACTATTAGTTCATCAAATATATTATTTAGTATTTCAAACTTAAAAGAATCTTATGATCAAGAGGAAGTAGCAAGAATGCGATTATTTTGTAGAGATCAATATCCAAAAAGAGTTTTTATGACATCATCTTTTTATTCTACAAATAAAGCATTACCACAGGGATCACAATGGGCATTAAAAGATGTTAAAACTGATGAGTATGTTATTAATTTTGAAACTCTTAATAAAATATCTTGTGATTCAACGGGAAATTATGTAGATTTATACATGAATGGTCTACAACCAGAAAGATACTATAAATTAATAATTAAATCAACCATTAATGGGGGTACTGTTTTAATTGATAATAAAAGCTATTTTAAAGTCAGATCTTAATGGAAAAAATAGAATTGCTAAAAGATGTTTATATTGATAAATCGTACTCAAGCGTAATTGATAGAGAATTTAAAGAGTTTGATGCAGTAAACAATATAACAGCACAAATGAGACCTACGGTGGAGGAATTTTTTGTTATGTATGATGAACTTTTTTATGATATACCTAAAGAAGGAGATTCAAATAGTCATCGTGTTTTATTAGACAAAAGTGCAAAATATCTAGGAGTAAATGTATCAAGTAATAGCATACAAGCTCTAATTGATGAGGTTACATCGTTAAGACAGCAAATATTAGATGCTGCAACCGCTTCATCAATCAATATGTAGTAAATGGCAATTATTAATGTAATAGGTAATGTTTCAAATAAGTCAATGGTATCTCCATACGATGCCAAAGATAATAATCTATTAACAGAAGTTCTTTCAAAAAGATCCTACAATCCAAATACAGATTCTATTTTATTATCCATCCAGGATATTAATGGAATGGAACTTGCCAATATACAAAACTATCAAAATTATTCTCAAACTGTATTTTCAGATTTAAATGAAGATGGTTCATTTTCTGAGATTTCAGTTGATCCTGTAGAAGACTTAAAGCAGTTTGGATTTAAAGAAGGCAATTACATATTAAAATATTCGGTATTAAGACCAATTCTTAATAATAATACTCCTCAATTTTATATAAAAGAAATATTCTCAAAAAGAGATGAAATCGTCATTGTAAAAGTGATGGAGGATCTTATGTTATTAGATGATGCTACTAGTTTTAAAACAAGATTAGATAGTAATCAAGACATAAAAGATTTTGTTGTAGAAATAGATGGATCAACTTTTTATCTTGCAAATAATTTAAAACCAAGAATAAATACCACTACAAATCAAGTAGAGGTAGGTATTAAGTTATATAAACCATTAGGATTAGAAGTAGAAAATAAATCTGTAATTAGTTTATTTGAAGAGCTTTCACTAGCTAATTCTTTTACTGTAAACCTAAATACTGTAATAACAAACAGTCCAGGTTTAGAATTGATAGGAACAAACTTTAATGTACCAATAAATAGTGGTTACCAAGTAACAGGGCAAAATACATCTCAGTATAACTTAACAAGTCTTATTAATGCTACTTCATTACAAGAAATAAATAATCTTATTTCAAATAATAATATAAAGCTTAATATTGATTATTCAATTACTCAAAGAGATAGTTTTGCAAATTTTATGCATTATGGATCAGCAAGCAGAAGACTTCAAGTATTTAAACAAAAATTAAGTAATTTAGAAGGGTATATTGTTTTAAAAGCAAGTAATGGTTCAAACAATATAAGTACTGCTTCCGTTGATATGCAGATAAGTTCAAGTGTAAATAATTTTGATCACTATGAGCAATATTTGTATTTTCAATCAGGATCAAGTTCTTGGCCTAAAACAAACTCTACAAGGCCTTATACTTTGGCTTCTACAAGCTTAATTGGATCTAACAATACAACTAATACCTGGTACCAAAATATGCTTGCTACTGGCAGTTTATTTGATTCTTGGAATAATAATTATCTTTGGTATACAATACCAGAATTTATTAGAAATAATGATAATAATGCAAACTTACAAAAGTTTGTAGATATGATTGGGCATCATTATGATAACATTTGGATTATCATAAATAACATGACCGAAGTACATAATACAAAACATGACAATAAGTTGTCTAATGAGATTATGTATGAATTATTAAAATCACATGGAATTGATGTAAGAAATTCTAATTCTGGTAAAAGTATTCAAGAATATTTGTTAAAAACAGATACTCAAGATTCGCAAAGTGCATATATAAGTGAGATATATAAAAGACTTCATCATAATTTAGCACTTCTTTCAAAGACAAAAGGAACATATGAAGGTCTTAGATTACTTTTATTGACCTTAGGAATTCCCGATACTATAGTTGCCCCATTAGAACATGGTAGATCATACCGTGATGAAAATGATATGTATACCTATAAAGCTAATACATTCAATTATAGAAATATTATGACCGGAAGTTCATACTTTCAATATGATTGGTATTATACAACAAAGCCAAATAGAGCTGCCGAGTTTAGGTTTATGTTATCTGGATCAATAGAAACAGCAGCTACTAAAAGTTTATTTGCAGTACAAAGTCAAATTTATAGAACATACCCAGTTGAAGTGTTAATTCATGCAAATTATGAAACTGGCTCTAATGCTAACATAGTAATGAAACTTAGTGGTAGTAATGGAATAGTTAGTGCTTCAATATCAAATTTACCAATATTTGCATATACTGGAAGTTGGTGGTCATTAATGATGCAACAATCTCAATCGGCCAATATAGATACTTACAAGTTATTTGTTAAAAATCAAATAAATGGCCAGATAGCTTTTAGTGGAAGTGCATCTTATGTAATAGATAATAATATTTCAGCTTCATATAGGGCAAATTTTACAGATATTTATACTACTACAAAATTTGGAGAAAGGTTAAAAGGATCAATTTCTGATGTAAGAATTTGGAATTATGCAAAATTAGAATCAGATTTTAATGCTTTTGTATTAAATCCTAGATCAGTTCAGGAGTCTGTATATGGTACAACTGCCAGTTTAAATGTTAGATTTCCGATAGGAACAGATTTAAACATTAGTACTTCTTCATTAACAGATACATTTTATAAAGCAAGTAATGCACCAAATTCAACTTATGGAAATATTACGTATTATGATACTAGTGGCCCCCAAGTTTACCCAATGTTTTCAGGATCTGTAGAAACTTTTTATTATAGTGCACCTTATACGGGAATTGGAACAACGGTTAGTAACAAAATATACATAAATAAAAATACTATAACCGATAAAGTTCTTGTATTTAGTAATAAACTAGCAAAAAGTTTGGTATTAGAACCATCTTTGGCTTCACTAAGTATTGCCAATTCAACTGCAAAAGCAATAAACAGAGATATAGCATCAACCTATGGTAATTTTGATATTTCTAAATACTTAGGCGATCCTAATAAATCGGGAAGTTATTCTGGTTTAGATCAATTAAAGATTGAATATTTTAGCAAGTACAACAAATGATAGATTTTAAAGATTTTATAAGGCTCAGTGAGTTCCTTGATAATACTATATTTAAGGTTGCTAGTGATTCTTCTCCTGCTAGATCTACAACAACTGTCGGGGTTATTATTGAACCTTCTATATTAGAACGTGGTAAAGGATCTGAAATTAAATCTGGGGTAAAATTTACTCATTTTGCACCTAAAAGAATTTTAGTAAAGCCAAGAGTTGGTCACAATGAAGCTAAATACTATTCTCAATTACAATCTGATAAAATGCCTTATTTTACAGGCAAAATAAATGGATATTCTATAAGCTATTATAAAAGTTTTCAGACTTTAAATGAAAATATATATGCAGCAAATAGATCATTTACTTCAGATGACACTTACGCATTTAATCACTCAAAATATAAAGCTCTTTTAAATAATGTTTATAATGAAAGGATATCTTCAATTTATAGTAAAGTAGAATATTTGAGTCCAATAACATCTAATAATGTTTTTGTTCGTGGAATTAACTCATTTATAACAGGATCATTTAAATTTCAAGATTCATATTTAAACATGAGTTCATATACAGGTCCAAGATATGATGGAACTAAAAATAAAGATGCTAATTATTTGTTATCTTATTCCGTTTCTGGTTCTGTTAGTACTGTAACAAATAAAGTTGGCGTATTTAATAACTTCAAAAAAGATGTTTTTCTTCCAAATAAAACAGTCTTAGAACTTAAATATTTAAGTGATAAAGATGGAAATTTAACTGTATTAAATAGTTCTAATAAAAATTTAGGTGATCTTCAAAAAATTTTTAGACCAAATGATAATTTAACTATTGGATTTTTTAGAAATTCTCAAAATAAGAATGATAAAAGATATATTTACGAAACAGGATATTCATATCGTCCTGTATTTTATTTTGATAGTGCTGATACAAACTTGAATTTTGAGTATTTAAATGGATATAATCCAAATGATACAAGTGCTGCAGGTGGAAATGTTATTATTAATATAGCATCTGGTAAAACAGCTTATGGTACAACATACCCAGATTATCAAACTGATATAAATAATGGAGGTCCTACTCCAATATATGGTGTTTTTGATTATCATAATCAAGCAGGAGAGACCAATGCAAATGGAAAATACACCAATGGCTCTTATACAAATTCAATTAAAAATAAATTTATAGCACCTTTTACTACATCTTATTTAGTATATTCAAAGTTTAACATAGAGCCAGTATTTACTTCAGGTGGAAGTATTTCTTATGCTATAAATATAATTAAAAATGGATCTCTAGATCAATCATTTCCAGCAACAGCCCAAAATAAAGCTGAAGTTAATTTTTATAATTTCGGTTTACCTGAACCCGAGCTTCTTGGTAGATTAAATAGTTTTATTCAATTTAATTATGATGCATTCGCAACTTATAATCAAGGTAGTTATAGTGTTATAGATACAAAATTTTACACAAAAATAAATGTTTATAACATAATAGATAGAGGAGAAACTAGCAATACATCAAGAAGCGGTACCAGCTTAATAACTACTTTACAGAATAATGGAGTTTCTGACTCATTTAAAATAGTTACTGAATCTAAATTTTTTACTTGGGAAAATGGATCAGACAGATCATATGTAGAGATCAGAAAACAATCAATATATAATACTTCAAATCCTACAGTTCCATTGTACGTTTCTTTTTTTAGAAATCCTCAACCTCCTAGTTATATTCAAGGTGGGGGGAAAGAAAATACGTATATTCCTGATAATACTGTTAGTGGATTAGATGATACTGATGCAAATTTACAAATTAGTATTCCTATGGTTGTTAATTATAATACGATTCTAAATGTAAATGAATCATTAGAGTTTGAATTAGTAAGAACAGTAACATCTGGAAATTTAGTTAATGAAACAATAAAATCTGGTGAATTTTCTATTAAAGGATCTTCAGTAGTAAATTCTATCGGCATAACTATAGATAATACATATGCAAATAATCCGACCATATCTTTTTCAAATGGTCTTAGTTTTGTTTATGGAAGTACTAGATATATTCCATATTCAAATCCACCTAATAATAATAGTTTAGCGTGGTCTACATTTGGTGCGATTTCGGAAGATTTTATTATTAATCGAAATAGTTTTGTTCTTTTTATTTATACATCATCAGTAACAAACGGAATTCAAAAAAAATTAATACGTATTAAGGATTTAAATTATTCACCAAATAAAGGAATATGGTCTATTAATATAGATCCTATACCATCAGATCTTACTGCAGAATTAAAAAATAAAAATTTTAAATATCAAGTTTGTTTTTTATCAAGATTTTTAGACGAAACTTCGGTTATATTAAATTATACATTTACCGATAATGAGTTTGGAACAGCTACTAATAATGCTGGGTTTATAGTACCAAAAAATTTAAATCCAACAATACAATCAAATTTGGATGCAGTAGTTTCTACAATCAAGAACAAGACTAATCTTGTAACTAATCAATAAATTTTTTAAAAAAACTATATTTATAAATAAATAAAATAATATTATGGGCATTCTTAATTCAACCTATGTTACAGTTGATGCCATCTTAACTAAAAAAGGAAGGCAAATGTTGGCACAAGGTAACTTTAACATAACTCAATTTGCATTATCTGATGATGAAATTGATTATACTTTATATAATCCAAATCATCCATCTGGCTCAGCTTTTTATGGTGAATCAATAGAATTAACACCTGTTATTGAAGCATTCCCAGATGATTCTCAATTAATGAGATATAAATTGTTTACTGCTAGTAGATCAACTACTACAAAATTACCAGTTATATCTAATATTAACTCGACATATACATTTAAATTAAGTGAATCTAAAACAATTCAACCTTCTACATTAAACTTTACAAATAATATAGAAAGTGGATATGTTATCACAATAGGTGATTCAAGATTATTCTCTGTTGTTAGTGATATGGCGAATTCTTCACAAACTCCTAATGCAACTATTGGAACTAGAATTTCTACAAGTATTAGTGGAACTAAATTTACAATTAAAGCAACTGATTCAACAGCATTATTTGGTACTGCAACTACTGTAAGTACTACCATGGAGGTAATGGGTAAAGATTCTGGTGCTAGATATAATGCCGTATTAACAATAAGCAAATCATAAAACATGACATCATATATTAAATTAGCAACAGATGATTCGGTAGTAGCTTCTGAAACGGTTACAAGACCATTATTTACAACAGGAAGTGCTGATGCAGGAACTATTGTAAAGTTTTATGCATCAGGATCAGCAGGAAATGTTTTCTCTGCTACCCATACTATTGAAGATGAAAAAAATACTTCAGTATATGCTCATCCAAATGATATCTATGTTGGATACAATCAATTTTCAATGCAATATGGAAACATTAGTGGATCCTATTCAAAATTAAATACACCACAAGGTGTCGGATATAGTAAAATTGTTTACAATAGTATTAGAAATTTAATTTATGGTGATGAGAGTACCAATGTTAGTTTTTCAGGTATACCTTTAGCTTCTAATATTTATGTTCTTTCTTTTGCAAGAAGACAATATAAAGAAACTTTATTACCATCATCTTTTAATTTATCAATAGCTAATGGTGGTACTACTATGGTTTTAACTGATAATAGTAAAGATTTAAATACAAATAAATTTATAAATTCAAGACGTTATTTTGATTTAGTTTCTGGTAGTAACGGAAGTTTAGGATCAGGACAAGCAATTTCAAACACTATTAGTGGAAGTTACGGATATGTATTTCCTGATTTAGGAATGGTTATTATTAATGGAGACGCAATGTCATTAAGTACTGCTAATAAAGGTTTAGGAATTTCACCGCAAACTGGAAATGTAAATAATGCAGGTCGTTTAGTTTCTTTTTTTACATCTCTTTCAGCTAGAAGTCAGGAGACAATACATTCAAAATTTGTTTATGTCCGAGTTAAAAATGGAGATTTAAATTATACAACAAATCCTAGTATTATAGACAGCACTGGTAGCTTTATTTATCCAGATTTAATAAGTAATCCTCAAACATACATTACAACTGTAGGATTACTTAATGATGATGGTGATTTATTAGCTGTTGCAAAAGTATCAAAACCAATAGTAAAGGATTTTACTAAAGAAGCATTAATTCAAGTCAAATTAGACTACTAGTCTTAGTATATGTATGTACTTAAGAAACTTTCATCCGGGGATGTTGTATTATCGCCTATCACATTAAATAAACAGTATTCATATACTGTTTCTAATGCGGATGACTTTAACAACAGTACAGATATAAAGTTTTATACGGCACAAAATATACCAGGTTTTTTTGATCCATATAGTTCGGATACTAGTAATGGATCTTTTAATAAGATACTATACGATTCAATAAATCAATTATACTATCAAGCTAATTATAGTGGATCTAATGTTTCATCTGGTTCATTTAATTTATCCACATATTTTGATAATCAAACAGGATTAAGAAATGCTTTTGGGTATTCTCAAAAAACTTATGAAGGACTAATTGAAAATTATCCAACTCAATCACTAGATAAAGTTAGAGTTGTTGGGATTCCAAAAGCTTTATTTGGAAATAGAGTTAAACCAGGTTCATATGTTATTTCTTCTTCTTTATTTTATATTATAGATGATGGTAATGGCAATCTTTATGATATCTCATCAGGAAGTGTTCATATCGGAAATTTTTTCTATGAAGAAGGAATTACAAGCATAAATGGTAAAGTACCTTTAGTAAGAACTTATTTAACATCTCAGCTTCCTTCATGGGTTGCTGATTTAGGCCCAGGATTTGTTACTACAATAAATGGTTTATATACAATAATAACAGGTGAATACACATATATTTTCCCAGAAGTTCCCGGTATTAAGCAGTTATATTATAAACTTTATGATCAGGATATTATTAGTAATGGTGGATACTATGATATTAATTTAGCAACTATTCACCCAGCTATTTCAATAGCTTCTTATGAGATAGTACAGCCTTCAGCTGGATTTATATGGCAAACTCCTTCTGCAACTGTTATCCGAATAACTAATACTCAGATTGCCGCTTATGAGGCTCTTTATAGAGTAAAAACTACAACTGGTTTATATAGTGATTATAGATATGTTAAAATAGATATTTGTAGAAAATGCGATGATCTTACGTTGTTGGTAGCACCTTCGCTAACACCAACTCCAAGTATTACACCTAGTATTACTACAACTATTAGTATTACGCCAACAATAACTGTAACTCCAAGTGTTACACCAAGTGTTACTCCTACTATTACTGTTACTCCAAGTGTAACGCCTACTATTACAACAACCATAACATCAACACCAACATTAACACCTACTAGAACACCAAGTAAAACACCAACAGTTACACCAAGTCTTACACCTAGTATAACTCCTACTATTACTGTAACTCCAAGTATTACTCCTACTATTACCGTAACTCCTACTATTACTGTTACTCCAAGTATTACTCCTACGGTAACACCTACTATTAGTATTACTCCGAGTGGTACCCCAATACCTAGTTTAACCCCTACTATTAGTGTTACTCCAAGTGTTACTGTAACTCCAACTATTAGTATAACCCCTAGTGTTACTGTTACTCCAAGTATTACTCCAACAATAACAGTTACTCCTACTATTAGTGTTACTCCAACGGTTACTTCTACGGCAACTCCTACTCCAAGTATTACCCCAACTATTAGTTTAACTCCGAGTGTAACACCGACTGTTACGCCAACAATAACTGTAACTCCAAGTGTTACTCCAACTATTACTACAAGTATAACACCAACTATAAGTATTACTCCTAGTGTTACACCAACTATAAGTGTTACTCCAAGTATTACCGTAACTCCTAGTATAACACCAAGTATAAGTGTAACACCAAGTATTACTCCTACTATTACTGTTACCGCTACTCCTAGTAGAACTCCTGCTGTTACACCGTCACCTACACCAACAATAACAGTTACTCCTACTATTAGTGTTACTCCAACAGTTACACCTACTATAAGTGTTACTCCTACTATTACTTTAACACCTACTATTAGTATTACTCCAAGTATTACCCCTACTATAACGGTTACTCCTAGTATTAGTATTACTCCAAGTATATCTGTAACACCTAGTTTAACCCCTACTATAAGTGTTACTCCAAGCGTTACTGTAACTCCTACGATTAGTGTTACTCCTAGTATTACTGTAACTCCAAGTGTTACTCCTACTATTACCGTAACTCCTAGTATTAGCGTTACTCCTACGATTACCGTAACACCAAGTATTAGCGTTACCCCAACAATAACTGTAACTCCAAGTGTAACTGTAACACCTACTATTAGTCTTACTCCTAGTTTAACACCAACACCTACTATTAGTGTAACTCCAAGTGTAACTGTAACACCTACTATTAGTCTTACTCCTAGTATAACGGTTACTCCAACTATAACCCTAACACCTACAATAAGTGTAACTCCAAGTGTAAGTGTAACTCCAAGTATAACTGTAACCCCAAGTGTTACCCCTACTATTACGGTAACACCAACTATTAGTGTTACCCCTACTATAACAGTAACACCAAGCATTACCCCAACAATAACTGTTACTCCAAGTATTACTATTACTCCAAGTATTACTATTACTCCAAGTCCAAGTACGGTATATGGAAGTGGAACACCTACAACAAGACTTATTGCCCCTCCAGTAGGGTGTGATACTTATATAGGAGAAAGAAATGTATTTCCTATTTGCTGTACTAGTCCACAACTTGTTACCACTGCTCCAATAGAAGGAAATTATGATGGATTATCAGATTTATTAAGATTTGTAAATGGGCCAGCCTATAATATATCGGTTGTTAATATAATTGGTCAAACTATTGCATCACAGGCCGGTGAATATAGAGGCGAAAATTCTGTTAGTTATTTAGATATAAATAGTGGAGGACTATCAAGCGGAACTTATATAATAGGGTGGACTGATTGTAATGGAGAAATTTTTAATAAAGGTATTATTTTTAATAGAAGAACGGTTGGAGATAATACTAATAGTATTGCTATTTTTGCAGCTCCGGGAGGAAATCCAACAGATAGTACCAACCCACAGGTACAAGTTTTCTATACAATAGCTACAACAAATAGAAGTACGGGAGCACCTTTAGCGGTTGGATCAATATTATATTCTGATTCTGGTAGAACAACTCGTGTAGCAAATGGATTATATTTATTTGCAAATTCATATGTATATGTAGTTACAGGAGGAAGTGGAGTTATATCTAGTTTATATAAGTCAGATACTGGTGCATATACTACATATACAATGTTTAGAAATTTCTATGCTGATTATAACACAGTATTTAATATAAAAATTAGTAGCAGTAGTGGAGGATCAATAGTAGCAGGTAACTGTTATACATTTAATGATGTTACAAATGGCAGATCTATATCGGGTAGAGTTCAGAGTTTAACAGGTGGTTTACTTACTATTGAACCAAACACGTGGCAAACGGTTACAGTATCAAGTACGGGAGTGACATGCCCATTATAAATTAAAATAAAATGCCTAAATCATATGACGTACTAATAGTTTCTGGATCCAATGCTGGACCATATAGTATTTTATACTCAGATGCATTGGGTGGATCTGGTTATGCAACTATGAAAAAAAATGCTAATACTGCACAAAATCTTTCATATAAAACATTAGCATATGATTTTGGGGTATCTGTAAGTGTACCACTAGAAGCTAATACTATTAAAGTATTTAATCAAAATGCATCTTCAAATGCAGTTATTAATACGTTTTCATTAAATAATCCAACCCCGACACTAAATACCCCAACCGTTGGTTGTGTTAATTATAATGGAACGGGTTATATTGGTATATCTGCAACTGGAGGTTCTGGAAATTATAAATATCATATTGGATTAACTGATCCAAGTATAGCACCTTTAAATCCTAGTAATTTTAATAATAGTAGCTATCGATCAAGTTTACCTAATAGTTACTATTATTATGTTGGAGTATTTGATCAAGTATATTATACATATGCTGTTCAAGTAGTAGAATTAATTTGTCCTGAAGCACCAAGTCTTTCTCCTACCCCAACACCTACTATTACTGTAACCCCTACTATTAGTATTACTCCAACTATAACAGTTACACCAACGGTAACACCAAGTAAAACACCAACAGTTACACCTACTCCAAGTACACAAATGTATAAGTACTTCTTCCAAATGGTAACTGCTAATGGTTCATTGACATTAAATGCTACGGGAGGTAATCAAGTAATTACAACTAATTATAGTTTAATATTAGCCGGACAGAATACTTATAACTTACAACAAAGTACAATAAATGCTAATGCTGGATATTATATTAGTAAAATTGAAAGATATGTGCCGTATGATGTTAATCCAACAACTACTATAACACTAGGATCTAGTTATACTTCTTATACACTTCCACCATTTTCTATGAGTAGTGGTGGTATTCAAGTAAATGAATTTGAAACTATCAAGGTTTATTTTGGTATAGTTCCTAGTCCATCACCTACTTCTACACCAACTCCTACCCCAACTATAACTCCTACCCCATCTAAACAATATGCCACTGTTTATTTAAATCCATTGAATGGTTTAGATACTAATAGCTATTTAATTGTTATTAATGGAGTTTCAGATGCTAGTTTTAAATCAGGTTATAGATCTTATGAAAAAGGAACAACAATTGCAGTAACTTATAATAATCCTCCTGCTTGTAATGTAACATTAAACGGTAGTACGTATAACTCAGGTGATATACTTACATTGGTAACTACTAGTAATCAAACATTTATATTGCGTAATGCAAACAATTATACCGTATCTGGTGGAGGTTTTTGTAGTGCATGTGTAAGTTATTTAAATACTACTAATGATTGTGGACAAACAAGTAGTACACCTGGTGGAAACTATTGTAATACTAGTCCTAGTTATACTAATAATGTAGGGACTATGTATGTATGTTATGGTGGAGGTTACAACTCTTATGCAGTTTATCAAAATACTAATCCTTGTTTTGTTGATAATCAATATTTCTCTAATGGAGTTTCATACGGATCTAATCCTTCAAATAGTGTAAATTCTTCAGCTAACTGGGTATCTAACGGAGCTTCATACTGTACAGGATGTAACCAATATCAACCACAAATTGATAATAATACTTGTTCATCAACTTATAATACAACTAGAAATGCATTAATAGGATCTAATACAACTGCTTGTGGTGGATGTTGTGGTCAGTCAACAGCAGCAAACTGGACTGATCAAGGATATTCTACATGTTCTAGTTGTGTTAGTTATACTGTATTTAAAGATACTAATACATGTTCATCAACATATAATCACTATCGTGTAAATGGAGTTGATGTTGGAACTTCTCAGCCATCAGGAACAGCATGTAATACAGCAGCAAACTGGACTAATACTGGAACGCAATGTGTTGGATATACTAAATATGATGTTCAAACTGATAATAATCCATGTTCATCAACATACAATACTACTAGATTACGAAATGCAGTACCTAATTCACCTTCCTGTGGTTATGTTGCAGCAACTACTTTTAACATATTTAATTATAATGGATTTGACACTGTGAGTGGAACATATACAGACAAATTTGGAAATGGGCAATCATTCTCCTTTACTGATTACAGTGGATATAGCGGAACTATAGGAACTATCTGTGCGATAAGTGGAACAGTAAATGTAACATCTGGAAACGGAGGAGCTAGTGATACATACAATATGTGTTAATTTAATAAAACTAATATTTATAGAATATGATACCATACACTGTAAGTTTTAAAAATGAGCATACTATTCAAGAAACTTCTGTACAATGTACAGTACATGAGGATGAATTTAACATGTCATATAATCCAAGTTTATTAACTGACAAGGTAAATCATAGCAGTTCACTAGTTGATTTTGCAACAGGATCTGAGTTTACTCCATATTCAACTGGACTAGGTCTTTATGATGATGATGGTAATTTATTAGCAATAGGTAAATTTGGAAAGCCAGTTCCTATGTCAAAAAAAACAGATATGAATTTTGTGTTAAAATTTGATACAAGTCATATTTCTAAAAAAAATTACTTAGATTTGGATGGAAATGGAAATCCAAAATTAACAACTACCAATGGAGGATTTAGAGGAGTTGGTTATAGTGATTTACAAGAAAGATTGGATGATATATTAAGACAAGCAATGCTATGTCCTAAAGTAGAAAATGCATTAGTAGATCCATATACAGTACCAGTAAAAGTTTCAAATTCAACAGCAACTTGTTAATATGATATTATCAGTTAATTATACTCATTCTTCTTCACTAGTTCACTATATTTTATTGGGGCCTGACGGAACAATTGTATATGATAACATTATATCAAGTGGTGCTCAGTCAATAACATTATCAAGTAATTTACCATCAGGTAATTATACTTTGTATTCAATGGATCCTTATGATATGAATAAGGTAATTCAGGAAACAGTTGCTATACCAAATTGTATAGTTGCGAGTCCTTCGGCAACACCTACTATAACACCTTCATTGACACCATCATCTGGATCTATATCTATTAGTCAATCACCTACACCAACAATAACAGTTACTCCTACAATTACTTTAACACCAACTAAAACACCAACACCATCGCCTGTATATACTACTGTTGTAAATATAACTAAATATCCTCAAATACAGTCTGGAGGTACGATTGAAGTTTGGAATACATATAATGTAAAAATATTATCAAAAAATACTTCTGATTTGTCAATTGGTTCAAATTCATTTTCAATAACTCCTTATGCAGGACCTTATACAATATACTTACAAAGCATTTATAAAATAGATGGTACAACCGCTTATACTGCTATATCAAGTAATACCGGTGAATATCAAACATCTAATTATGGATTTATGAGTATTAGTGGATACGGAAGATTATCAAGTGGAATAAGTAGTATTGGAATTACATTAGGAGAACCAACATAACATGTGGATAAACGAGGATCAAATTAATTTAGAAGAACACATAGGTTTTGTGTATCAAATTGAAAATATACAAACCGGTAAGAAGTATATAGGTAAGAAGTCATTAATCTCCACTAGAACGAAGAAATTAGGTGTTAGGGCTATGGCTGCCCAAGAGGGGAAGAAAGGCCGTAAGAAGACAAAAGAAACGGTAGTACGGGAGTCTGATTGGCAAAGGTATTGGGGATCAGATGATGAACTAAAACAAGACGTAGAAACTTTAGGAAAAAATAATTTTAAAAGAACAATTTTAAGACTTTGTACAAGTAAAAAAGAATTAAGTTATTACGAAGAAAAGTTTATGTTTATCAATGAAGTTCTTGAGGATTCAGATAAGTGGTACAATAAAAATATTGGAGGTACTTATTTTAGAAAAGATGTTCAAAAAATAAAATCATGTCTAGAAAACAAAGAATAATAACAATAATAGTTGCGGCAGTTTGGTTTATTGTCATTGGAATTTTTGCAAATTATTGTAATTTGTAGCAATATTAAGTAGTTTTGTTGAATAAAGGTTTTAAATGGATACAGATGCAATAGTTTACTTTTTGGAGTCAATTTTAGGTGTTGGAAAACGAACTAGCAGTAATAATCATTCATTTTATTGCCCTAATTGCAAACATACTAAGAGAAAATTAGAGATAAATATTGTCAATCAAAAATGGCAATGTTGGGTATGCGGCAAAAAAGATGGTTTTAGAGGCAGTAATATAAGGCAATTATTAAAAAAAATAAAGGTAAATGAGTTTGTATATCCTGAATTAAAGTATATTTTACCTGAAAAACCAGGACAAGTATTAGAAACAAACATCAAAAAGGTAGTTTTGCCTGAAGAATTTATATCATTAGCCAATTTTGAAACAAAAGATATTCATTTAGGAGCCCAAGCAAGACAAGCAAATCAATTTTTAGAGGGAAGAGGCATCAATTATAGCCATATTATTAGCTATAATATTGGTTTTTGTCCTAGTGGAAAGTATGCAAATAGAATTATTATACCTTCTTACAATGGAATTGGTGAATTAAACTATTTTGAAGCTAGAACTTTTGTAGAATTTACAAGAAAATACGATAAACCACCTGTTTCAAGGAATATAATTGGCATGGAGTACCAAATAAACTGGTCAGCTCCTATTATATTAGTAGAAGGGGTGTTTGATGCTATTACGGTTAGAAGAAATGTGATTCCTTTGTTTGGAAAAACAATTTCTGAAGAACTAATGAAGAAATTATCAACAGGTGACGTAGAAAAGATTTATATAGCACTAGATAATGATGCAAAGAAAGAAGCGGTACAGCATTGTACAACTCTTATGAACATGGGCAAAGAAGTATATTTTGTTGATATGTCTTTTGGAAAGGACTTTAGCGAGATTGGGTTTGAGGCATCACTAAAAATATTAGAAAATACAAAACCATTGGATTTCTCAGAATTAATAAAAATAAAATTATCATAATATGTCTACAGTAACAGCAATAAAGGATCCTATCTTAGCTAAGAGGGCACAATTCTTTCCAGAATTATCGAGAGTACACGTTAATGATATGCGATACTACAAGCATCCTGAAACGGGAGTGTATTATCCATCAGTTACAACCATACTTGGTAGTGCACCTAAAGGAAAATGGTTTGAAGATTGGTTGAAGGAAACCGGAATGAATGCTGACTTGATCAGAGATCGGGCAGGTATGGAAGGAACTATTGTCCACGAAAGTATTGAAAAGTACCTAGAAGGTGAAGAGCTTATTTGGATTGATTCCAATGGTTATCCAAAATATCCACAGCATGTTTGGCAAATGATTTTAAAGTTTGCTGAGTTCTGGGAGAGAGAAAAGCCAGAATTGGTAGCAAGTGAGTTTTATTTGTATAACGATGAGGACATCTATGCAGGAACTATGGACTTAACTGTAATACACCAGAAGAAAAGAAAAATATGGGATATTAAAACATCAAACCATTTACATGCATCTTACTTTTGGCAACTTGGTGCATACGTAAGAGCATGGAACAGGTTATTTCCAGAAGCTCCTGTTGAGGAAACTGCAGTTATTTGGTTAAAAGCATCTACAAGAGGAGAAGATAAGAAGGGCAAGAGTATTCAAGGAAAAGGATGGCAACTTAAAGTTTCACCACATACACCAGAAGAAGACTACCAGAGCTTTCTTAAGATATATGATGTGTTCAAACTAGAACATCAAGAAGATGAGCCCAATGATTTAATTATACCAAATAGTGTAAAAAAAAGCTGGTAATTTTTTAAAATATAAACTAAAAAGAATCTAGTGATATTTATAAGAGTATCACTATTTTTTTTAGAATCCAATGAAACTACAAAGCATATTAGAAGACTTAACAAAAGAAGCAATTCAACCAGGTGCAGCACCAATACCATATGCTAATAACGACGGTGGACGAGCAGCTAAGGCATCTGACACAAATACAACTTATAATTCATTAAAAAAGAGTATTGATGTCGATCAAGAATTGATAGATTTTTTAAATGCTGAGTTGCCTCAATTAACAATATTTCAAAAAGCAAAACAATCTAGAAGTCTACCTAGATATGCTGCTTTAGTACAAAAACTTATTCTTAATATGGATCCCGATTACGCAAAAAAGTAATGAAATATAGGTTAGAGGAATATATTAACAAGGAGGAATTGAATCCGGAAATATTTTCAGGAGGAGATGTTATCTCACCTGAAGTTCGTGTTATGTTCTTAAAGACAGCTGAAAAGTTTTATGAGGATTTAAATATAGACTTTCCTATTGTAGACATTATATTGACAGGATCTTCAGCAAATTACAATTGGACTAAATATAGTGATATTGACATTCATCTAGTTATTGACTTTAAGACTTTATCAGATATTGATTCATGGAGAAGCTTCTTTTCACATAAGAAAAAAGAGTTTAGTGATGAGTATAAAATAAATTTTGATGGAAAGCCGTTAGAACTTTATGTTCAAGATGTAAATGAACCACATATATCATCTGGTGTTTATTCTTTACTAAGGGGGGAATGGGTTATTAAACCTGTTTATAATAAAGTTGATATTGATGATGAAGAAATCATGATGAAAGCTCAACCAATAATGGATGAGATAGATTCTATTAATGGATCATCGCCAGAAGAAGTTCAAACATTAAAAGATAAAATAAAAAGATTAAGGCAAAACGGACTAGAAAGTGGTGGAGAGTATTCAAAAGAGAATTTGGCATTTAAAGAATTAAGAAATTTAGGATATCTTAAGAAGTTGTATGATGCTAGTGAACATGAGGAAGAACCAACCGATCATAAACAACTTGATATTGTTAAACATTTTGTTAATTTTGCTGGAAATGCTCTTCAATTATCAGATCTTCCAGATAGAATAACATTATCTTTTGATACTAATGCTGCAAAAAAACTACATAGTTTTGGATATTTTAGTCCATCTGAAAACAACATGTGGGTTTATGT